TTTGAGTATCAATGATCCGAATAAACTTAAAACATTGATGCGTGAACTTTATGTTGAGGCACTATCGACGGAGAATATAGAATGAGTCATACATATAGAAGTATTAGTAATGATACACAATCTCGAAAATTATTGAGGGGATGGATGATTTTAGATCCAGTGTTCAGTCCAGCCGAATTGACAACTATCGAAAATCATTGTAAATCATTACCTTTAATTGTGGGTGGATCACCTACTGTCGGCGATGGGCCCATCGAAAAAGATGAAGAAAAGTTTCGTGTATCAAATGTGGGCTTTCACTTTCCAAATGATCCAAAGTTAAAATTTGTATTTGAAAAATTTAATGGAGTATTTGAATATGTGAATTCGAATTTTTATAATTTTGATATAAATGGATACGATCATTTTCAATATGCGGAATATGATGCTAAAGAATCAGGCCGATATAATTGGCACATGGATTTAGGTTTAGATGCCTTTTCCGAAAATGTGTACGCAACTAGAAAATTATCAATGAGTATGCTTTTAAATACTCCGGGAGTAGATTTTGAGGGTGGAGGTTTTCAAACATCTGTTTCTAAAGAAACAGATGTTCCATTAAAAAGAGGCCAAATACTTATATTTCCATCATTCATTCTTCATAGGGTCAAACCAGTAACTAAAGGAATTAGAAGGTCATTAGTGATTTGGGTTACTGGACCGGGATTTAAATAATATATGATAATTTTTCGTAATTTACGTTGGAAGAACTTCCTAAGCACTGGCAACTTTTTTACTGAACTTAAGTTAGACAACGACAATACTACATTGATTGTTGGCTCTAATGGTTCAGGCAAATCAACTATGCTTGATGCATTGACGTTTGTTTTGTTTGGCAAGCCATTTCGTAGTATCAACAAAGGACAACTTGTAAATACTATCAATGGAAAAGATTCAGTTGTTGAAATTGAATTTGATACTGGCAACAAATCATACAAGATTGTACGTGGCATCAAACCGAATATCTTTGAAATTTACTGCAACGGACACTTAGTCAATCAAGATGCCGCAGTCAAAGACTATCAAGAACATCTAGAGAAATTTATTCTCAAACTCAATTACAAATCGTTTACTCAAATTGTTGTTTTAGGTTCAGCATCATTTACTCCATTCATGCAGTTATCTGCAAGCGATAGACGTTCTATCATTGAAGACTTGTTGGACATTCAAATCTTTTCACGCATGAATGGTGTGCTTAAAGATAAGTTTCTTTTACTGAAAGAAAAACATTCACAGTCAAAGTATGCTGTTGATTTGAAAAGTGAGAAGATTCAATATCAGATTCAATTTATTGATTCGTTGAATAAAAACAACGCAACTCAGATTTTATCTAAGCAACAAGACATTGCAAACACTCAGCACTTGATTATAGAAAGTGAAACCAAGTGTACAACGATACATCAAAATTTGTCCGAATTATGTACACAGATTTCAGACAAACCTAAAGCTGATGCAAAGTTAACAAAGTTTACTACTCTTGAATTGAACTTAAAAAAGACACACAAGAAAATTAATACAGACATTGATTTCTATCATAATAACAATGATTGCCCAACATGTAAACAGTTAATTGGTGATGAATACAAAGCACATATCATAGAAGAAAGAAATAAAAAACTATCTGAAGTTGAAGATGCATTGAGTAAAGTTAAAGACGAACTCAATACTGTCAATGTTCGTATTGGTGAAATAGAAACGATTGCGGATCAAATTCAAACATTTAATTCTCAGTTGACATTCGAACAAAGTGAGATTAAAGTAAATCGTAGACACATTGATAGTGTTACCAAAGACATTGAACGTTTGAACTCGGTTAAAGATGACGTTAATGCAGAAGAAGAGAAACTTGCAACGTTGACTACTGAATTGGCTGAACTCGAATCTGAAATTAAAGTTATCGCTGAAGAACGATTGTACTATGAAGTCGCAACGAACTTGTTGAAAGACACAGGCATTAAAACGAAAATCATTCGTCAATATATACCAGTGATTAACAAGTTAGTCAATAAGTATCTTGCATCATTAGATTTCTTTGTGAACTTCAATTTGGATGAATCATTCAAAGAGACAATCAAATCTCGCCACCGTGATGATTTCACATATGCATCATTCAGCGAAGGCGAGAAGCAACGTATTGATATGGCATTGATGTTGACATGGCGTGCAGTTGCTAAGTTGAAGAACTCGGCAAGTACAAATATTTTGATTCTTGATGAGATTTTCGATTCATCATTGGACACAAATGGCACAGAAGACTTGATGAAGATTTTAAACATGTTAGAGGGATCTAATTTATTCGTCATATCACACAAAGGTGATATTTTACAAGACAAGTTTGCCAATGTGATTAGATTCGAAAAGGTAAACAATTTTTCAAGGATTACAAAATGAACAATACTAATTATAAAATAGATAATTTCATCATGGAATGGGAAAATTTCATGGACAAAACGCAATGCGATGATTATATACAATCATTTGAACGGGCAAAAGATAGCGGATTTACTGCTAATAGATTTAATAGCCACAACTTAAAAAGACACCATGTTGATGATACACAATTATACAGCCAAGATGTTATAGAAGCAAATAAAATGTTAGGTGTTGATGATTTAACATATGAATCATTTTCAAAATTATTTTTAAATTTTATGGAAAAGTTTTGGAAAGAAGCATACACTCAATATGCTAACAAATATAGTTATATTTTGGACACCAAAAAACATGCAATCCGTCTTTTAAAAATACAAAAAACTGAAGTGGGCGGTGGATATCATAGTTGGCATACCGAAAATACATCACTAGACTTGTCTGGAAGATTATTAACATTTACTCTGTATTTAAATGATATTGATGATGGTGGAGAAACAGAATTTTTATACTATCCAAAAAGAGTTATGCCAAAGACAGGAAAATTAGTAATATGGCCAGCAGGATTTACACACACTCATAGAGGAAATCCTCCGTTAAAAGATACGAAATATATTTTAACTGGTTGGATAGAATATATTGAATGAGGAATATTATAATGAAAATACTTAGTGAGTATTACGGAACAAATATAGACAGAGAAGCGCATGTATACTTGGATGAAAATTTTTTTAAAGTTAGAATGCGAAATGATACAGGATCTTGGTTTGTTGCATTTTTTAACAATTTAGAAGAAGCAGAAAATTATGCAGAAAATTATGTATTGATTGAGAATTCAAAATGAATGTTCTTCCTATATTTGTTCAATGGCTTGCTCACGATAAATTAGATTTGGATTTAGATTTGTTAGAAAAATATTCTTTTGAATTAGAGAGTAATACAAAAGGAGTTATTGTGAGTAATATTGGTGGTTGGCAAAGCAAAATTATTCGTGCTGAAGATTTTAAATATAAACCATTGATTGACGCAATTTCTAAAAAAATAGATGACATGTCAATTTATCTTCATCTAAACAAAAAATTAATTTTAAAACATGTTTGGATTAACATTAACAGAAATGGTAATTTTAATAGAAGTCATAATCATCCTGGTGCATTAGTGTCTGGAGTTTTTTATGTAAAAGTTTCACCAAATTCTGGTATAATACGTTTTAAAAATCCACACGCATCAACTCAAGAAATGTACTATAAATATGCTGACGCAGATAAGGTCATCGATTATAATAATGCCTCAAATTCACTTGAATTTGATATTGCACCATACAACAATCTTTTAATAATGTTTCCTGGTTGGTTAAACCATGAAGTTGAATCAAATTTATTGTCTGATGATATTAGAATTTCTATAGCATTTAATGCATCTACATTATAAGGATATAAAATGAACCTTGAATTTGTTCCAGAAACATCACCCGTTCTTTTGCAAGAATGCAAAGAGTTTGATTTTGACAACCCACCATTTGATCCAAAAGAATTTGCTCAAGCATTACACGATAAGATGATTAAGAGTGATGGACTTGGATTGTCAGCGAATCAAGTTGGAAAACCATATCGTGTCTTTGTTATGAGAACTGGCAACGAACCTTACGCAGTATTTAATCCAAAGATTGTCGATACTTCAGATAGAGAACTTGTAATGAAAGAAGGTTGTTTAAGTTTTCCTTTGTTGTATCTAAGCGTTAAACGTCCAGACTCAGTACGTATTCGTTTTCAAGATGAGACTGGAGAAATGCGAACTGAAAAGTTTATTGGTATGACTGCCAGAATTGCATTGCATGAATTTGACCATATGCTTGGAAAAGTGTATACTCAAAAGGCTTCACAGTATGAAACACAACGTGCTTTACGCAAACGCATGATTTTAAAACGTAAGGTAAAAAGATGAAATCTTGGCAACATGGATATGACATAGATTATCTTAAAGGACTTGAAGCGCAGTATGCAGACTACAATGCATATACGCTATCTCCTTTTGCAAAGTATAAGAAGAACAACATTGCAGAGTCATTGAAAAATGAAACTCTTATGATTCTTGATGATGCAATGCTTGATATGACGATTAACAAAGTTGCATCAGACATTACAATGCATGGTGACACAGTTATTGCAAA